GCAAGGCGACTTTTCCCTACTCTACCTGGTTGGATATTCGCCGATTGCACTTGCGAAAAATGCAATCGGCATTTCTATTGCCTGCGAGGAATACGGGGCGTCATTTTTCGGAAATGGTGCAAGTCCGTCAGGTGTTTTGGAACACCCCGGAGTGATCAAAAATCCGGAACGTGTGCGTGACGCCTGGCAAAGAGCCTATGGCGGAAGAAATGCTCACAAGGTCGCAGTCCTCGAAGAGGGCATGAAGTTTACCCCCATTGCAATTCCGAATAATGAAGCACAGTTTCTGGAAACACGAAAGTTTCAGATTGAGGAAATTGCAAGAATGTACAGAGTGCCGCTTCATATGATTGGCGACCTTGACCATGCAACATTCAGTAACGTAGAACATCTGTCATTGGATTTCGTCAAATACAGCCTTGACCCTTGGATTGTTCGATGGGAGCAGTCCTTGCAGAAAGCACTTCTTTCTGATTCTGAAAAAGGACAGTATTTCGTGAAGTTCAATGTGGACGGACTTTTGCGTGGCGATTATGCTTCCAGAATGCAGGGCTACGCTACTGCAAGACAAAACGGCTGGATGTCGGCGAATGACATCCGAGAACTTGAAGATATGAATATGCTTTCTGAGGATGAAGGTGGTAACCTGTACCTCGTAAATGGCAGCTTTACAAAACTCGCTGATGCAGGAGCATTTGCAAATCCAAAAAAGGAGGAGAAAACCGAATGAAGAAATTTTGGAACTTTATCCAAAACGAAGATACATCGGAAACTGAGTTACTCTTTAACGGTCCCATTTCAGAAGATACTTGGTGGGGCGATGTGCGCTCGGATAGGGTGTAAGTAAATGTGAAATTGGTAACACACAGAATAGGTAATTCTGTAAGCGACCCAACTAACCGAAAGGCGAAAGCTGATACGGGAACATAGCACGTTGGGGAAGCGGTAAGTTTCTTAAAGGCAATCAAGAACGACTGAACCGCAACGCTAAGCAGATAAGAGGATAAAACTGTATTTGTTGAATGTGAGTTTCAAGTCCCAGTTAACCAATGGTTAAGGAAATTTGCCTGATACCTTAAATATGAATGCGATTTATTATCATCTCCAATAAATTATTGCCTCAATATTCATATGACGTGCAAGAGAACTTGTGCAAACGAAACGAAAGCATATCCGACAATCTGCAACCAGTTATTTACACTAACCGAGGATACCCTAAAGGTCAATGCTGAAAAGCTATGATTTAAGAATCTGAATATGACCCAAGGGTACGGAGTTTCCATAGTAGTCCGAGGACGGTAACACCGTCTGCATGGCGAAGGGAAACAGTTGTTATGGTCAAAAATGAAGAAAGTTAGGGAGGAAAACCTCAATGGCTGAAATGCAACCAACAACCGAAATTTTGACGAGAATAAGCAAAAACTCATTGAACAATAAAGATGAAGTGTTTACACGTCTGTTCAGATATTTATTGCGGGAGGATATATGGTTTGAAGCATACAGAAATCTGTATGCAAATAATGGTGCATCAACAAAAGGTGTAAATGATGACACTGCCGACAGCTTTAGTGAAAGAAAAATACAGAAAATCACAGAACAGCTGAAAAACGGCAAATTTAATCCAACGCCGGTAAGACGCACATATATACAAAAAAAGAATTCTGATAAAATGCGTCCACTTGGTATTCCGACATTTACAGACAAACTTGTACAGGAAGCTGTACGCATGATTTTAGAAGCAGTATATGAACCTATATTTCATGAATGTTCTCATGGTTTCAGACCAAACAGGAGCTGTCATACTGCTTTAAAAAGTCTGCGTATGAAATTCACAGGTGTAAAATGGTTCATAGAGGGTGACATCAAGGGCTGTTTTGACAATATTAACCATGATGTACTGATAGGAATACTGAACAAAAAAATCAAAGACGCAAGATTAATACAGCTTATTCAACAATTTCTGAAAGCAGGCTATCTTGAAGACTGGATATATCACAGGACATACAGCGGTACACCGCAGGGAGGAATCATTTCTCCCATACTGGCAAATATCTATCTGCATGAACTGGATAAGTTTGTAGAAAATCTAAAAGAGGAATTTGATAAACCGAGCAAAGAAAAGTATACTCCCGAATACCGAAAAGCAAAATATCAGACAGAAAAAGCACGAAAAGCAATCAGAGAGTGCGACCCACAGGATTATGAGCGAAAAAAACAGCTAATTAAAAATTTGAAAGCAGTCCGCAGTGTTCAGCTTAAAACTCCATGCAAATCACAGACAGACAAAAAAATTCAATATATTCGTTATGCTGATGATTTTATTCTATCAGTAAATGGAAGTCGTGAAGAATGCATCGAAATAAAAAAGAAGCTGTCACAATACATCAGCGAGGTGCTTAAAATGCAGCTCAGTAATGAGAAAACGCTGATAACTCACAGCAGTAATCATGCAAGATTTTTAGGTTACGACATCAGTGTAAGAAGAAATGCCAAAATTAAAAGCAAAAATGGCGGAGTTTCATTGAGAACATTGAATAATAAGGTTGAACTTTTAATTCCATTAAAGGAAAAAATCAACCGTTTCATGTTCGATAAAGGTGTCATCTTTCAAAAAAAGGATGGCTCTCTGTTTCCTACTCATCGCAGCTATATGATACATATGTCAGACCTTGAAATCATATCAACATACAATTCAGAGCTGAGAGGAATCTGCAATTATTATAATTTAGCAAGTAATTACTGCCAATTGCGTTACTTTGCTTATCTAATGGAATATAGCTGTCTGAAAACACTGGCGGCAAAACATAATACCAAGATTTCAAAGATAATAGCAAAGTTTAAAGACGGGAAAGGCGGATGGGGAATCCCATACGAAACTAAAAGCGGTAAAAAACGCTGTTATTTTGCTAAATACTCTGATTGCAAAGACTCAAAAGATGGTACGGACAATATCTCAAACGCAGCCGTAATATATGGCTATTCAAGAAATACACTTGAAGAACGCTTAAAAGCAAAGGTTTGCGAACTGTGTGGGGACACAAATGCAGAATACTATGAAATTCATCACGTTCATAAAGTGAAAGACCTGAAAGGTAAAAACGATTGGGAACGTGCAATGATAGCCAAAAGGCGAAAAACATTGGTGTTATGTAGGAATTGCCACCATAAAGTTCATAATCAATGAGTTGATTTTATTTTATATAACAATGGAGAGCCGTGTACTCCGAGAGGGGTAAGCACGGTTCGGTGAGGGGTCTGTATAAACCTACTATGGAAACATAGCAAGGCGATACTTTCCTACTCTACGATGTCACCCCTGCTATGTTTCGCTCGGAACTGCAAAAACACAGCGGTGATGTGACCGTCTTTATCAACTCGCCGGGCGGCGATGTATTTGCTGCCAGTCAGATCTATACCATGCTCCGAAATCATTCGGGAAAGGTTACCGTCAAGATCGATGGCATTGCTGCTTCAGCGGCATCTGTGGTGGCGATGGCTGGAGAAGAAACATTGATCTCACCGACCGGAATGCTGATGTGCCACAATCCGATGACCTGTGCCATGGGCAACAAGGCAGATATGGAAAAGGCTATCATCTTGCTCGATGAAGTCAAAGAAAGTATCATCAACGCCTACGAAACCAAATCTCATCTCAGCAGAAACAAGATTGCGAAGCTGATGTCCGATGAAACATGGCTCAATGCAAAAAAGGCTCATGAAATGGGTTTTGTGGACGGGATTCTCTTTGCAGAGAAGAAAATGCCTGTTGTTCCTAAAGAGGAAGAACCGGATGAAGAAGAAAAAGAAGATACACTGACTGCAATGA